TATTCCAAACACATAGAAGGAAAAGCTGTTGACCTCGCTCCTTACCCGATAGATTGGGAAGATAGAGAAATGTTTCATTATATGGGTGGAATGTTAAGAGGTATTGGTCACTCAATGGGATTGAAGATTAGATGGGGAGGCGATTGGGATTCCGATGGTGATATTAATGATAACAAATTTGATGACTTAGTTCATGTAGAGATAAGGGATTAATGGCAAGAGTAAATAACAAAACAAAAGCACAGTTAAATAAAAAGATATGGGATAGAGCAAACAATTCTCATAGACAAAGATGGCAAATCACTAGTCAAAAAGGATATGATTTTTATCTTAATGAACAATTGACTAAGGATGAAGTAACTATGTTGGAAGAATCTGGTATGCCAACATTTACGATAAATAGGATAACTCCTATTATAGAGATAATGAAATACTTTGTTACTGCCAATAATCCAAAATGGAAAGCTGTGGGAGCAACAGGAGATGATGTAGATGTAGCTCAAGTACATTCAGATGTTGCTGATTATTGTTGGTATTTATCAAATGGTAAATCTTTATATAGTCAAGTAATATTAGATTCTCTTACAAAAGGATTAGGATACTTTCTTGTAGATATAGATAAAGATGCAGATAGGGGAATGGGGGAGGTTCGATTCAATAGGATAGACCCTTATGATGTTTATGTAGACCCAGCTAGTAGAGACTTTTTATTTAGAGACGCAGCTTTTATACAGATAAGAAAAAACATATCAAGAGCTAGGTTAATTAATATGATTCCTCAATCTGAGGCTAAAATTAAAAAAGTAACAAGAGGTACTGATGTTCAATCTTATTCACAAAGAGATACTGAATTTACAGATAGTATTCAACCAGACGATATTAAAAGTGGGGTAGGGCCTAATGGAGAAGACGAAGATATACTAGCGTATTATGAAACATATACAAAGAAAAAGTTTAAGTATCACAATGTTTACATAAAAATTAAACCATCACCCGCTGAACTTGAAATATTAAAAGAGGGTATACAAGAAGAATTAGAATCTTTTCAACAAGAATTAGAAGTGCAATTGATTGAAAAGCAAATGCAAATAGAACAACAAGTTCAAGAAGGTGAGATTATTCCACAAAGAGCAAAGTTGATGATTGAAAATTCTCAAAAAATGGCCGCACAGGCTATTAGAGAAAAAGAGATGGAACTCATATCAGCGGCTCAAGAACAAGCTACGATAATAAAACAACAAGTAATGAGTGATGCTGATTTTAACTTACTTAAAAATAGCGAAGAAGCTCAAAAGAATATTGTTGATTCAATAGCGTTTTATGAAAATAGAATTGTAAAAACTTGTACTGTTGGAGATGAAACATTTTTATTTGAACAAATAATTCCTATTAGTGAATACCCTATAGTTCCGATTCCATATATGTACACAGGAACTCCATTTGTTATGAGTGCAGTTACTCCATTGATAGGTAAACAACAAGAGATAAACAAAGCACACCAAATCATGCTTCATAATGCAAACCTATCTTCTAATCTTAGATGGATGTATGAAGAAGGTTCTGTACCAGAAGATGAATGGGAAAAATACTCATCATCGCCAGGCGCATTATTAAAGTATAGGCCAGGCTTTTCCCCTCCCACACCAATACAACCAGCTCCTATTAACAATGCATTTTTTACAGTAGTTCAGCAAGGCAAATCAGATGCAGAGTACATTAGTGGAGTGCCTTCTGCAATGATGGGATTTTCACAAGACCAAGCAGAAACATATCGTGGATTACTTGCAAACGATGAGTTTGGAACTAGAAGATTAAAAGCTTGGATGAATAGTATTGTAGAACCTTCGTTAGAACACTTAGGTAGAGTGTTTAAAATGATGGCTCAAAAACATTACAATATTGAAAAAGTATTTAGGATTGTACAACCAGAAGGTAATCAAGAAGAAAAAGAAGTAAGAATTAACATTAACTTATATAACGATTACGGAAAAGCAATTGGTAAATATAAAGATTATGCTAGTGCTAGGTTTGATGTTAGAATTATAGCAGGTGCAACACTACCATTAAATAGATGGGCATTACTAGAAGAATACTTTAGGTGGTATCAAGCTGGATTAATTGACGATATTGCAATGTTAGCTGAAACAGATATTAGAAACAAAGATAAAATAGTAGAAAGAAAGTCTATGGTAGCTCAGATGCAAGGTCAATTACAATCTATACAAGAATTAGTAAAAGAAAAAGACGGAACAATCGAAACACTCCAACGTCAATTAGTACAAGCTGGTATTAAAATGAAAGTTGGAGACGCTGGTAATGAAATACGAAAAGATGTCCTTCAAACAGAAGCTGAACAAAAACTTTTGAGAGGAATGTTAAAAGTTGAGTTCGAGAAAATGAAAGACGAAATGCAGTCTGATATGCAAGCTACGAGAGATGATGTAAGAAGAAACGAGCAATCTTAACACTTGCATCTTAGTTTTTCAAACTGCTAAATTAAAATAACCTTAAAATAGGAGATAGTATGTCAGAACAAGTAGGTAACGCCACTCAGGCCCCCGAAAGTACAAACGTACAAGA